GGTGGAAATGCGCTGGACCGATGGATCAAGAGCGTCGCTGTAACCGCTGCCAGCCCACTTGCTCCAAACATCCTCGGATCATTCCGGCGTGCAGAACGCGAGACCATCCCGGCCATCGGTGGCGAAGGGTTCTTCAAGGATGCGGTCAATGAGCTGAACCAACGGTACGCAGCACTTGGCCTGCAAATCCCAGGAACCAAGGATCCCAACGCCATGCCGGCCATGCGGGATCTTTGGGGAGAGAAGGTGTTGCAGACTCCCAAGAGTGAGAACCCTTTCATCTACAACTTCTTGGATGCGTGGAAGAGTCGAGAGATCGAAGCGGATCCGTTGAACGCTTCCATCTATCGAGCTTGGCGATCCACCGCAGACAACGACGCCATACCGTCAGTTCCGAATCCCAAGCTCCAGTTCGGTGGAAAGAGCTACGACAGGATGACCCCGGAACAGTTTGATCGGTTCTCCGAGCTTGTCGGCAAAAACAGGCGGACGTTCGCGGAGATGGTCTTCATGTCCGGCTCCTACCAGAATGGCGGAAACGACAGGAAGATCGCTCTTCTCAAACGAGCCTACGACAAGGGATTGCTGGTTGGTAAGGCCCAGTTCATGAAGGAACTGAGGCAGTCTGGAGAAACCCTTCCGCTGGTTTCTGAACGGCGCGGATTCCAAGAAACGTCCCCAGAATAGGGTACTAAAAAGTTGTTGGCGACAGTAGGCAACTTAAGCCAACCTGTCGTCCGTGAAACTTCTCCGCATTCAGGAGGTCGCAGAGCTTCTCGGGGTACACCGCGAGACGGTTCTGCGATGGATCCGCAGAGGATGGGTTCCCGTTGTCCGGGTCAATTCGCGCACGCTCCGTGTGCGCTCGGATGACATGGAAACCATCATCAAATCGATACAACGATGAGCACAACAGCACTGACTACCACATCCGGGGAACCCCCGGTCAACGTATACGACCGGATTGCTGATCCGGTGTCGGCCACCGCTCAACTGGGCGAGTGGATTGCATCCTCCGGGATGTTCGGCTGCACCAAGATCGAGCAGGGGCACATCTTGGCACTCCAGTGCCTGGCCGAGCGGAAGTCTCCGTTCGACATCAAGAGGACGTACCACCTCATCAACGGGCAGATCTCCATGCGCTCGGACGCCATGCTCGCTGGATACCGGCAGCGCGGTGGCAAGGTTGTCTGGAAGCAGTTCGACTCCAAGGCTGCCGTGGCTGTCTGGAAGTACGACGGCAACGAGGTCGAGATTGGTTTCAATCTTGAGGACGCCAAGGTCGCTGGACTGTGGCCTGCCAAGGCCGGGTCCGGGTGGGCCAAGGATCCCGCCGCCATGCTCCGCGCACGGTGCATTTCCAAGGCGGTGCGGATGCTCGCGCCAGAGGTCGTTATGGGCGTCTACACACCCGAGGAGGTCACTGACTTCACCACTGAGACCAAAGCCCCGCAGAACGCCAATGTGCGCGATTGGGACGCCTTGGCGAAGCTGGAGAAGGCTTTCGAGCCGGTGGAGTCCGACATCAACGCGGTCTTGTTGGCCGACGGTCGCATCAAGGAAGGCCAAACCTTCCGCGATCTGCCCGAGGACAGCATCCGCAAGCTGTCGCAGAAGCCTGACTTGCTGCTCTCCAAGATTCCCAAGCCGGTCAACGTGGAGGTGGTGGCGTGAGAATCATCCACAACCTGCCAGCCGACGACTACCGCGCCATCCACGCTCTCTCCAAGAGCGGTCTGGATCAACTGGCCAAGTCGCCCATGCACTACCAGCACTGGCTCACCAACAAGCAGGAACCCACCGAGGCGATGAAGATCGGGACCGCCGTCCACATGGCTATCCTTGAGCCCATCGAGTTCGGCAACAAGTACGGCAAGTTCACCGAAGATCGCCGTACCAAGGAAGGCAAGGCTGCCTACGAGGACTTCCAAGCCACCGGAAAGACCGCCCTCTCCTCCGACGCCTGGGATCAGATCCAAGGCATCGCCCAGTCCGTCCAGTCCAACCAGTGGTGGATGCAGAACACACGCTCCCTAAAAACGGAGGTATCCTGCATCGACCGCACTCCCGATGGGATCGACATCAAGGCCCGCATGGATGGCGTCACCAACACGCACATCCTGGACATCAAGACCACCTCGGACGCATCACCGTCCGGGTTCGCCAAAGCAATCGCCAACTTCCGATACCATTGGCAGGCAGCTTGGTATCGCAGGTTCATCGACCTGCCGTTCATCTTCATCGCCGTCGAGAAGGACGCCCCCCATGCAGTGGGTATCTACGAGATCGACGCCGAGGCACTCGCGGTCGCCAACAACGACATCGAGACTCTCCTCAACACCTATCGGGATTGCCGGACTTACGGGTCCATGCCCGGCTATCGCTCTGAAGTCGTGACCCTTTCACTCCCAAAGTTCGTCAAACCCATTGAAGCATGAAGTTCGTCGTCAATCGCAGCGAAGGTGAAACCAAGTCGTTCACCACTCCCGGCACCTACACCGTCACCGTGGCCTCCGTCAAAGAGGGACCACTCGACCGCAACGGGAATCCCGTCTCCATCATGACCCTGCGCGGTGAGCAGGGTGAGATCATCTCGGATCGGTTCCAGCCCAAGGAGACCCAGTTCTGGCGGCTTAACCGTCTGGTCTCCATCTGCACCGTCGATCTCTCTGATGGCGAGGAGTTCGACTTCACCCGTGCGGGTGCCCTCACCAAGTTCCTTGAACGGTTCGTTGGCCAACGCATCAACATCACCATCGAGCCCGAGACCTACGTCAAGAAGGACGGCTCCGAAGGAACCTCGATGCGCGTGCGCGGTATGGCGAAGGCCCCCGCCGCCATCGACGACGCCTTCTGATCCAAACGAAAAAGCCGGCAGGGGCTACCACACCCTCTGCCGGCTGACCCACAACAACACTATGCGACTGCGACCGTACCAAGAGACTTGCTGCCGTCAAGTCACCCAGAAATGGGATGAGTTCAACCGGCTTCTGGTCGTCATCCCGACGGGTGGCGGTAAGACCATCATCTTCGCGAACATCGCAGCGCAGGTCACTGGCCGAGTCCTCATCCTGGCTCACCGGGAAGAACTCCTCCAGCAGGCCATCGACAAGATCCGCAAGGCGACCGGCATCTCCGCTTCACTGGAGCGGGCAGAGGATCGGGCAAACCCCGACTCCAAAGTGGTAGTCGCCTCCATCCAGACCATCGTTCGCCGGCTGGATCGGTTCCCCGCAGATCACTTCGCTTTCATCATCATCGACGAGGCCCATCACGTCGCGGCCAACACCTACCAGTCGATCCTCGGTCACTTCGCCAAGGCCAAAGTCCTCGGTGTCACCGCAACCCCGGATCGCAGCGACCGCAAAGCCCTCGGCGAACACTTCGATGCCGTGGCCTACGAGGTCACACTGCTGGACCTGATCCACGACAAGTTCCTCGTACCGATCCGCGCCCGCGTGTGCGACGTGTCCATCGATCTCTCCAAGGTCTCCTTCTCCGCCGGGGACTTCGATTCCACGCAGGCCAGTGAATCCATAGAGCCCTACCTCGGACGCATCGCCGATCAGGTCAAAGAGTTTGGTGGCAAGAAGACCATGATCTTCCTGCCGCTCATCAAGACCTCGATGCTGATGCGCGACCTGTGCATCGAGCGCGGTCTCGACGCCGAGCATGTCGATGGCAACTCCTCGGATCGCGAAGAGATCCTGCAACGGTTCGCAGCAAAGGAACGCGGCATCATCTGCAACGCCATGCTGCTGACCGAGGGCTACGACGAACCATCCATCGACACCATCGTCGTCCTGCGACCCACACGATCCCGCGCACTGTACACGCAGATGATCGGTCGCGGCACCCGGCTGCATCCAGACAAGACGCACCTCACGATCTTGGACTTCCTGTGGATGACCGGCAGGCATCGGCTCGTCCGGCCAACCTCCCTGATCTCCGAAGGCGAGGTCGAGCAACTGGCCGACAAGGCAACCGCCAAGCAGGGTGAGTTCGATCTTGAAGACGAGGTCCTCAAGGCCACGCACGAACGCGAGAAGGCGCTGCTCCGATCCCTCGCCGAGAAGAAGAAGAACGCCGGCAAGTTCATCGACCCCGTCGAGTTTGCCGTATCCATCCACTCCTCAGTTGTGGCGGAATACGAACCAACCTTTGCATGGCAACGCCAACCTCCCAGCGAACGCCAGATCGCATCGCTCATCCAGATGGGATTCGATGCACAATCCATCCGCGACAAGGGTCACGCATCCGCACTGCTCGATGCCGTGTACAGTCGGTCCAAGCTGAATCTCGCCACACCCAAGCAGGTCCGGTTTCTCCGCAGGTTCGGAGTGCCCAAGCCCGAAACAATCTCCTTCAAGCAGGCCAGTGAAATCATCGGACGCATGATCAAAAAATGAGAACACCACTACGTGAGAACGCCTGGTACAAAGCCAGACTCGTACAAAACCGGAAGCTCGGCCCACTTGAGGACAGCATTGCTGCCCAACTCCAGCAGGACTTGCAGGACGTGAAGGACAACGCCCAGAGCATCGTCGCCAAGGCAATCAAACGCGGATGGATCAAGCACAATGAAAAGCCCACAAACACTCCAACAAATTGACGTGCCGGATGCCGGCGACCGGGGCGATTGCAAGGACTGGGATGTGGCCTACCGCAAGTGGCTCGTCCGCCGTGGATTGATCCACGAAATCCAACGCATCGAGAGCATCGTCCAGCGATCACGACGCAAAGGGAGGAAGACGTAGTCCGTGAATTACTACAATGAACACGATGCCAAAGCCGCAGCCTGGCTGCGCGAACTCATCAAGCGCGGACACATCCCAGATGGAATTGTGGACGAGCGATCCATTGAGGACGTTGTGCCCAGCGAACTCGCTGGCTTCACCCAGTGCCACTTCTTCGCAGGCATCGGTGGATGGAGCCTCGCCCTGCAACTCGCCGGATGGCCAAAGGACCGTCCTGTGTGGACCGGATCCTGTCCGTGCCAGCCTTTCAGCCTTATCGGAAAGCAGAAAGGAGCCGCAGATGAAAGACACCTGTGGCCTGAGTTCTACAGGCTCATCACCAAGCTCAATCCTTCAGTCGTCTTTGGAGAACAGGTTGCGGGCAAGAATGGACTTGAATGGCTGTCAGGAGTTCGCTCTGACCTGGAAGCTTGTTCCTATGCTGTCGGGGCCTCCAATCTGTGCGCTGCTGGCGTCGGATCACCACATCGAAGACAGAGGCTTTATTGGGTGGCTTACGCCGGCAGCACGGGACTGGAAGGATTCTCCTGGAATGGCAACAACAGCAAAGAACCCGGACGGTTCAACGCGCAACCGGGTGGATCAACTACCGAGACAGGCTCGCTTGGTTCTGACTCCACCGGCATGGATGCCTTGCACATGTTGCGACGAGTGGATTTGCACGATTCATGCGGAGCACGTACACGATTGCGATTGTCCGCCGATAGAGAGCTGGATCGAGGTGAACTCGGATCCATATGGAGCAGGTTCCAACAAGTCCCATGCTCCGATGGTTGGCGCAGGGTTGAACCCGGCACATTCCCGTTGGCTCATGGGATACCCGCCCGAGTGGTGCGACTGCGCGGTTACGGCAATGCAATCGTTCCCCAAGTCGCAGCCACGTTCATCGAAGCAACAGGTCTGATCCAATAACACACCCACATGGCTACCACCATTGAGCGGGCCAGGGCATGGCTGTCCCGCGTTCCTCACTCCATCTCCGGTCAGAACGGGCACGCACAAGCATTCACCGCCGCAACCGGGCTCATCCACGGCTTCTGCCTCGATGACAACGATGCCTACGATCTGCTCCTCGACTGGAACCGATCCTGCCAACCCCCGTGGAAGGAACGCGAACTGGTCCACAAGATCAGGTCCGCACGCGACACGCCCCACTCCAACCCACGCGGCCACCTCCTGGAATCCAGTGGGCCACGTACCGCACCTCCGCCCATGTCCGCCGTGCGCTTCACCAAGCAGGCCGCAGCTCCCACCCCGCTCGCTCCAATCGCCGACGAGTTCCACGCATTCCTGCAAGCCGCTTTCTGCGAAGGTGAGATCGTCTGCATCTGCAACGACCTGACACCCGAAGGCAAACCCAACTCCTCTGGTTCCTTCATGACCCGCGAACAATGGATGGAACGATTCGCCGGCCACGAATGCCCACTCGAGGCCCTCGGATCCAGCGGTGCGTTCGTCCGCATCAATCCATTCGCTCCCGGTGACTTCTCCGGTTCCGACAAGAGCGTCTCCAATCTGCGCCACGTACTCGTCGAGATGGATGAGATGCCCAAAGCCCAGCAGCTCGAAATCCTTCAGCAGTCCGGTCTCCCCATCTCCGTACTCATCGATTCCGGTGGCAAGTCCATCCACGCATGGGTCCGCGTCGATGCCGTAGACCGCGCCCAGTGGGAAGAACGACGCGATGTCATCTACGCACACATCCCCGGCATCGATCCCAAGAACAAGAACCCGTCCCGCTACTCCCGCCTTCCCGGTGCCCAACGAGGCGACCATCGCCAACGCCTGATCGCCACACGCATCGGCTCCCCCACTTGGGAGGACTGGATCGTCAGCATCGAACAGGCCGAGGACGATGCCACCATCATCACCACCGAGGACCTCGCCGGGTTCGATCCCTCCAACGATCCCGACAACCTGGTGGGCAATCGCTGGCTCACCAAGGGATCCTCCATCGTCCTGTCCGGTGGTTCCGGTATCGGCAAGTCATCCCTCATCATGCAGCTCATCATGCTGTGGGCCACCGGCAAACCGTTCTTCGGCATCGCCCCGGTCAAGCCACTCCGCATCGGTGTCATCCAAGCCGAGAACGACAAGGGTGATCTCGCCGAGGCATTCCAAGGCGTCGTAAAGGGACTCTCACTCTCCGGGTCCGACTCCCAAGCCATCCGCAAGAACATCTCCTTCCGCACCGAGACCGTCCGCACCGGCCAGTCATTCCTGGAATACGCCCGCCGCTTCATCACCAAGTCCAAGCTGGACCTCATCGTGTGCGATCCCCTCCTGTCGTACTTCGGTGGGGATCTCTCCAACCAGGAAGCCGTGTCGCGGTTCCTGCGGAATCAGCTCCAGCCAATCCTCAAGGAAACCAAGGTCTGCTGGATGTGGATCCATCACATCGCCAAGCCGGCCAAGGACCGCGACGGTGAACCGCCATCCATGATGGAGCTGGCCTACT